TATAAATGGCACAGGTAAAAACCACAGCTGGGTTTATATTAGAATCTGCAATAATCAATTCGACCAGACAAGTAGAACCAATTGATATTTTAGGTTTGGTTACTGATATTGAAATTTTTGAACATATGGACTTGCCTTATATTACCGGCCAAGTTGCCATAATTGATACATTTAGAATTTATGATAGACTAGATTTTCAAGGTGCAGAATATTTTACAATAAAAATAAAACAAACCGAAAATTCTCCAATTATAGAGAAAAGGTTTGTCATTGATAAACTTTTATCAAATAAAAAATCCAATGAACAAACTGATTTAATTATGTTTCATATTGTTGAGGATGTGTTATTTAAATCCAATCTTATTACTGTAAATAAAATGTATAAAGGAACTCCTGTTGAAATAATAAAAAATATATCGAATGATTATTTAGATAAAAGTATTGTTTTTATGAATTCCGATGTATTTCAAAAAAATTTAAAAGTTATTATTCCAAATTTAACACCACTTGAAACTATTACATGGATAAAAAATAGAGCTACTACTACATATGGGTTTCCTTTATATGTATTTTCAAGTTTTAATTTAAAAAATTTTATATGTGCAGATTTAAAAACATTAATTGATAGACAACCAATTAATAAAAAAGCTCCTTTGATATATGGTGCAACAAATCATGATATAGAAGCAAACTTGCAATATAGAATGGTACCAATTAAGGAATATTCAATAGGTAAAACGGATGATTTATTTGGTTTAATTGCTGATGGTCTAGTTGGTGCTGAACACTATTCTATTGATACACTTTATGGTGGAAGTAAAAAAAATATATTTAACGTGTCAAGAGATACTTTTGCAAATATATTAGAGGATAATGTATCAAATAAAAGAGTTTCGTTTTCAAATAATTTTAAAATTGATGAAAAACCAATACAAGAATATACAGCAAGAAAAATACACAAGATTACACAATCTGGTGCATATGATGGTGATACCGGTAATAGATATTTTTCTTATGATCAGGATCATGCCTTAGGCCATAAAAAGAAAATTGTAGCACAATCATTAAAAAAGTTTTTATTAAAATCTCCAATTACAGTAAGAATAGATGGCGCTGGTTTTATTCAAGATAATAGTCACTATACAACTGGTAATATTATAAGAATATTATTTACTGCGAATAGACCTACTAGTGATGGTGAAATAAAACTTGATACAAAAAAGTCTGGAGATTATTTGATATATGGCGCAAAACATTCCTTTGGGCATACAAGATATAATATTCATTTAAATTGTGTAAAATTAACTAGTTATACTGATGATAATCCTTTAAAGGTAATAGGATGAAAAAAGAATATTACGGTGATGAAACCAGGTGGTTTATTGGTGTTGTAAAGGATATACAAGACCCACTTGAATTAGGTCGTGTACGAGTTAGAATTTTTGGTGTGCATCCGGATAAGACTTCAGATGCTGAAGATGATGATTTACCTTGGGCCCAGGTTGTAGTGCCAGTTACTGAAGGTGGTAGTTCCGGTATTGGAACCAATATTGGTATTAAATTACAATCACAAGTATATGGCATTTTTTTAGATGGTAAGGATTCACAATTACCATTAGTATTAGGGTCAATTCCAAAATATGAAAAACCAGCTTTATTTAATTATTTAAATAATTCATCAGCAATACCTGACCAATTACAAAATAATAGAGTTTCATCGGTTTCACAAGGCACAATCGCGGCTGAAATTAATGAAAATAATTGGGAAAATCCAGAAGTTGTAGATGAAAAATATTTGGTAGGTGCAACAAATATTGAAAAGGCTTTTAATTTTTTTCTTACACAAGAGGGTGGTGGTTTTACTCCAGAACAGGCTTGTGGTATTATTGGCAATTTCTTTGTAGAATCTGCAGCTAATCAAAATGGTGGTGATTTAAATACCATTGCTCAATCGGCACCACCAGAGAGATCATTTGGTATTGCACAATGGAACTCTGCAGAAAGTGTTGGTAGATACCAAGCCTTATTGGAGTTTGCCTCAACAATAAACATCCATTGGACTAGTTTATATTGTCAATTGTTATTTACCATAAAAGAATTAAATGATAGTAAAACTTATTATCGTTACAATGAATTAAAAAGAGCTAAGTCAGTGAAAGAAGCTTGTACAATATTTGAGGATAGATTTGAAAATCCAAAAATAAAAGGACAATCAGAACGCGTCGCCGCCGGTGAAGAAATTTATAGAAAGTTGATGACATAATGGCTACCACAAAAAAAGATTGGTCAGTCAAGAGGCCAGATTTAAAAAATAAACAAAAAGAAGTTAAAGAGCTTTCAGAAGCCGATAAGGCAAGGCAAAGAGCTGCAGCACAACAAGCCATTAAACTTTTCACTGGTTTACAACCTGGTGCAGATAATTTTGGTAAAATTGTTGCAGGATTCCAATCCATTGCAGAAAGTGTAAAGCCAAGAGGTAATAAAAAAGATCCTACACCATCTGTGATGGGTGGTTCTGTTGGTAAAGGAACTAAAAATACTGCCACACCAACAAAGAAAACAGAGATTGATGCTCTTACGGAAAAAGAAACCAAAGCAAATAATATTGTGAAAAAGGCATTGGCAGATGGTAGTCCAAATGGCATACGTAATGCCTTAGCAGATGTTACTAATTTATATGAAGATGAAATTAATGAAGGATTAGCTGAGGTTAATAAAGCCGCAGAAGATCCAGTTGTAAAAGAACAGTTTGCAAAATTGGGTTTAGACTCTACAGAAATAACTAACGTTACAAAACAAATTGATGGTGGTAAATTAGCAAATATTATTCGCGAAGGTCCAACAAATAAAATTGTTGCAGATCAAAAGAAAGTGACAACAAATCAAATGAAGGCTCTTGGTAATCCATTTGGTTCGTTTTCATCTAAAATAGACTTTTCTGCTCTTGGTATTAAGTCAGGCGATCCTATTTCACCAGATTCAAAAACCATAGCACAAATGAAAGAAAAAACTGGTCTTGATATTAGCGGTTTGGCAATTCCAAATCCATTTGGTTCCATGGGAATTGATAAAGGTAACTTGATGGGCACTTTGGCATCATCAACAAAAGGTTTGCCAGCAATGACTGATATAGGAACCGCGGTTCCAGCAGCAACAGGTGGAGATCAACTTGCCGCCGCGGCGAGTGGAATAAAAATACCTGATATTATTGATGTACATGGTAGAACAAACCTTTCCGAAACAGTAGATAAAGGAACAATTACTGCAGTTGATGAACCAACAACTCCTGTTGAAGAAGTTGGTTTTTCGAACACAAGATCACAAAATTCTTTGTTATTTACTATTGTAAATAGTATGAATGAATTTGAAATTGAAATGAGAGCATCAGGTAGAAGACCAAATTTTAATTTTATGGTTGGTTGGACATTTAGTGGCTCTAATGTTAGACTTACCGCTAAAGAATATCATGAGATAGTAAAAGAAGAAATAAAAGCAGGTTATGAAAAAAAAGGAGTTGATTTTAATAAAATTCCGGAATATCTTCAGGGTGCAATGTGTCATTATTTTATCCGAAAGGATGGTACACTTGAACGAGTAATGCCACTTGAAACAAGATCAAATGTTAACTGGTTGGCACCAAAAACCAATAACTTAGAAGATGAAATAAAGATAAGAGATTTCCTTGCACCAATAAACGATGCATTATTATCATCAACCGTTTTATTTTTTGATGCAGGTAGTACTGCAACTGCAGGTAATATTACCAGAAAAACTGTGTCACCAAAATCAATCACTGATGAACAATGGGCTACCTTTGATAAGGTATGTGCAACAGTGATTAAAATATCACCGGCTAAAAAGTTTTTATCAATGGATGCAGTATGGGAAAAGGTATTTCCGCCTCGTATGTCATTTCAACGTGGGCCTGGTTTTGATGTTGACAAATATTGTAATAAATTTAATGGCCGTGCTGGTGGAAGTTTATGGGATTAAAAAATGTCTAATATAAAAAATCCAAATATTAGTCCTTTAAATACAAAGGGTATTGGTACTATCACAGATGGGTATGAGGATCAAACAGGTTCATATCCTACTAGGAAATATGCCGGTAAACAAACTACAAATCTAGAGGCTCGTGGTATTGAAGAAAATACATTACCATATAGTGGTGGTGACCGCGGTATTGATACAGAGTTTGTAGATTTTCCACCATCCGAATATCCATACAATCAGGTAAGAAAAACCGCTGCTGGTCATGTAACAGAATTTGATGATACACCAGGTCGAGAAAGAATTCTTATTAAACATGTCCGTGGTACTGGTGTTGAATTTCAGCCAGATGGTAATATTCTTTTATACAGTGCTAAAAATACTGTTCGCATTTCTGCTGGAGATGAAAAGGTTATCATCGAGGGCGACGGTGATGTAGTCTATCATGGAAATCTCAAGCTAAGAGTCGATGGTGATTTTGATTTAGAAGTCGGTGGTAACTTTAATGTAATTGCTCACGGTGACCATACAGAAGATATCAAGGGTGGTTATAGACAAGACATCAATAAGAACTTTCAGTCATTGATTGGCGGTAACGTAACACAGCACGTCGCTAAGAATCAGACTGAAATGATTTACGGACAGTTGTATCAATCAGTAAAAGGTAATGTTGATATTCTTACCGAAGGTCATGCAGAGGTTAATGCTAAAGGTCATATGCTAGTAACCTCGGAAGAGGAAGCAGCTATCTCATCTCCAAGTATTAACATTGGTACTAAGAGTCTTTTGGTTGCCAGTGATACAGGAACAATTGGTGGTGAGAACATTGTCTATTATGGACACACTGCTCATATTCCTAGAATCAATTCCACATCTATGCATGCTACCACTTTTCACGGAACATTGGATGGTAAGGCTACATATGCAGCTGCAGCTGATCAGGCTGGTTCTGCGCCACTTGGTCCTGGTTCAGGTGGTGGTACTCAGACAATTGTAACCGCTACGGAAAAAACAACTGCACAACCAGATAATGATATTATGACAAGTTATTTGGGAGATGGTGAATTTGCTGTAAGACAAATTACCATTGATCCTGGTAATATTCTTTATAATCAAATTAATCGTACAGCAGATTATGGTGGTGTATCAGAAAGAACACTTACAACAACCGAAATAAGATCAAAACTTAGAGACCCAAAAAATCAACAAAATGAAAAATTCATTGGTGAAGTCATCGGTGAGGGTTCATTGTCTGCAACATATTCAAATGCGATTCCTGATGATATTGCAAGAATTTTAAATGATGCAGCAACAGCAAGAAGAGTTAATTCAAAAGCAATTATAGGTAAAAATATAGGTGCTGAGGCAAAAAGATTTAAAGGAACTGTTACAAGTGGGACATATCTTTTTACACCAAATCCGTATTATAAACCTGAAAATCAAGGGGAAATTACATCACGCACAGAATTAGCACATGGTATTACCATTGCTAAATTCCTTGGTGGTTATGGTGATTCAATTACATTTGATCATGTTACTACAAATGATGAAAGAATTACCATCGCCAGAAACCTTATTTTACATGCGCAACTTTTAAAAGAAATAATGCTTGATACAAATGAATTCGATGAACATCGCTTAGTTGTTGCAGAAGGTCTTTATAAACCTGCTACTACAGAAGTGGTAACTGCAGGTGGATTAAATGATTTAAAATCAAAAGGTAGATGTGTGGTTTATGAATTAAGAGACAGGAATGGTGATATTGATAATAAGAAAACATTTGATCTTGCTAGTTGGTGGAAAGATGCGTTACAATATGAAAAATTAATATTAAGTTATGATACTTTTAACCCAGATGGAAGTATGATTGCACAATTGGTTATTGTAATGCCAGAACTTGGTAGTGATTATAATGCAAATTATACGAATGAACTTGAAACTCGTTTTAATAATTTTGTACAGAGTACAAATGAACTGTTAGAATGCATCCAAGAATGATATAAATAGGAATAAAGGATTTTATAATGGCGGTTTCTAGGGCTTTTTCAAATGAGGATGGTAATTTATCGAGTAGACCAATTACGGTTTCTCGAGAATTATCATATTCGGATATTGATTTAACATTTACAGCAAAGCCCTCTGGAGATTTATATAAAAAGAATGATGCTGCGGATGTAAAACAATCTGTAAAAAATCTTCTTATGACAAATTATACAGAAAAACCTTTTAATATGCGCTTTGGTGGAAATTTAAGTGATTTTCTTTTTGAATTAGAAACAGATACCGATATTGATATACTTGCCGATCAGATTATTGAAACAGTAGATTTATATGAACCACGTGCACAAGTGCTTCAGGTTTACGGTAATATTAGACCAGATAGTCATGAAGTTAAAATTACTGTGGAATTTCAAGTAATAAGCACATCTGAATTGGTTGTATTAGATTTAACACTCACAAGGTTAAGATAAATGGCAACAAGTACCGTTAAATCCGCAGATTTAGATTTTACTAATATTAAAGCAAGATTAAAAGATTATCTTAAAAAACAACCTGAATTTTCAAGTTATGATTTTGAAGCGTCTGGTCTTTCAAATGTTTTAGATGTTTTAGCATATAATACCCATATTAATGCTCTTACTGCAAACTTTTCCATGAATGAATCATTTCTTACTTCTGCACAACTTAGAAGTTCGGTCGTGTCTCATGCACAAATGTTAGGGTATGAAGTTAGATCACGTACTGCATCTAATGCAATTATTAACATTTCTGTAAATCTTGCTGGAGTTGGTAACAGACCAGCTAAATTGGAGTTGGCTAGAGGTAGACAATTTACTAGTTCAATTGATGGTACAACATATACATTTAGAACACGTGAAACGGTTTATGCAAGTGATGATGGTAGTGGATTATATAAATTTAAAACAGCCACAGGTTCTGAAAATATTTTGATCTATGAAGGAGTTGAAAAAACAAAAACATTTCAAGTGGGTGAAAAAACTGAAAGACAAATTTATGTTATTCCAGATAAAACAATAGATACATCAACTGCAAATGTTTTAGTATATGAAACAGTAGGCTCTAGCAATTTTGTAACTTATACACCACTATCACTTGCAATACAAATAGATGCAAATTCCACACATTTTTCTATTCATGAATCACCAAACGGTTATTATGAATTAAATTTTGGCGATGGTATTTCATTTGGTAAATCACCAGAACCAGGCGAAAAAATTGTAGTTACATATCTTTCGTGTAAAGGTTCATTAGCAAATAATGGCACTCTTTTTACGCCTACCTCTGATATAAGTGTAAACGGTATTGGTTATCCACTTAGTGTTACAACAAATACAGAATCAAGTGGTGGCGCATCAAAACAATCAATTGAATCTATTAGACAATTGGCACCTATTGCTTTTGCTTCTCAAAAAAGACTAGTAACATCATTGGACTATAAAGCCGCAATTGAGTCTAACTTTTCACAGGTATCATCAGCGTCAGTTTGGAGTGGTGATGAAAATGTTCCTATTAATTATGGTAAGGTTTTCATATCACTTAATTTTACATCTGGAACATCATCAAGTGTACAGCAAGCAGTAAAGGACGCGATTGTAACAAATTACACAAATAACCTTTCAGTGATGTCAATAACAACAGAATTTGTTGATCCTCAATATGTATATTTAGAAGTAAATTCCAACTTCCAGTTTGATCCTGGATTAACCGGCTTTACATTAGGCGGAATGGAAACACGTGTCTTTAATTATATTAAATCATATTTTACTGATTATTTGAGAGATTTTGGATCTATATTTAGAAAATCAAATTTGGCAACCGAAATTGATGCACTGGATAAATCTATTTTATCAAATTCAATTGATCTAAAAGTGCAGATGAGATTATATTTCCCATCAGAAATTGCAACACCAGATGATGTATTTTTTAGAGTTCAAACGGATACATTTGAATATGAAGGAATTCCTGCTCAAATTAAAAATAAATTAAGTTCTACTACATTACAAATTTATGATTTGGACGGAGTTGTATTATTGGATAATATTGGTAGTTATAATCCAGCTGCTGGTTCAGTATCATTTATAGGTTTTAGTCCATCACAAATTATTAGTGGTAATGATTTTCTAAAAGTTAGTGTATTACCTCAAAATGATGGTTACGTTGAACCATTAAGAAATTATATCCTTGTTTTGGATGCTGGTAAATCATCTGCAACTGCAAGACTTGACAGACAAACACCTTCATTAAGAGTTTCAGTATAAAATGGCAAGTTATGAGTCCAAAAGGGAATTTTTAAGACTTGAACCAAATTTTAGAAAAAGTTTGGTTCAAGAAGTATTACCAGAATATTTCCAAGATACTTATCCAAATCTAATACAATTTTTGGAGGGTTATTATGAATGGTTGGATTCTGATGAAAATGTTGGTGGGTCTATACAAGAATTAAGAACTGTAAGAGATTTACAGGATACCACACTTAAAAAACTTGACCTGGTATTTGATGAATTAGCTCTTGGTATTTCACAAACACAATTTTTATTTCCAAGAGAGGCATTAAGAAATTTTGGTAATTTTTTCAGAGTCAAAGGTTCGCTTTATTCATCAGAAGGCTTTTTCAGAGCATTTTTTAATGAAAATATTGAAGTAATATACCCTAAGGAATTCATCCTAAAAGTTGGTGTGGATCCTATTGGTCCAGAACAAGCATTTGTTTTGACAGATGGTAGACTCTATCAAATATTATCCATTCTAATTAAATCTCCAATACCTCTCAATACTTGGAATGATTTATATAGAAAATTTGTGCATCCATCTGGTTTTTATCTTGGTGCTCAAACAGTATTGGAAGGTGAAGGCCAAGTAACAATATCAACTGCTGAATCATTTGTTGATTTGGATCCTAGATTAAAGGTTATAACGGCGGCAGCATTTACATATGAACCAATAGGTGAAGCATCAATATTGATTCCAGACGATGGTGGCGACTCTGATGGGTGTCCACAAAGAATGAATCCATTACGCACCATTGATTTTTATGGTGGTGCAACAAACAGCATGGCATATTTTACAACATGGTACAGCAGTTTGGATGAATGGGGTGGTTATCCTAAGGCTGGTTTAACTATGGATGACTATGCAGATTCAGCTGGTGCATCTGCAATGAGATTTGATAATACATATGAAACAATGGATAATCGTATCTATGAAGTATTTTGTATTCCTTATGTTAATAATGGGTATGTTTCATCATCTAGTCCTAGAACTATTGGACAATATGTTACATCTTCATTATAAACCTTTATAAATAACAATAATTTAATTTGTAGGATTTAATATGGGTAAGCAAATAGTTAATGTCGGAACTACCGGTAATGATGGAACCGGTGATGATCTACGTACAGCCGGCAATAAAATTAATGATAACTTTACAGAATTATATGATGATGTAAGGACCTTATTGGTACAAACTGGTGCTGGTGGTACACGTTATGGTGTCACCTTTGATAGTAATGCTATACGTTTTGAAGGTGTTGCAGATTCCTGGGAAACAACACTTACAGTTATTAATCCTACAAAAGATAATACAATTTCATTACCAGATTCAAGCGGTACATTGGTTTTGGATACCAATATTGCTGCAGTTGTTAATACTGCAACAATTGGTATTATTAATTCAGTAGTTGATTCAAATTATATTGCTGTACGTACCGGTGTTGCTATGGATTCTGGTGCAACACTTCTTATTGTTAGAGCAAATTCTGTAGATTCTGCAGATGTACAACTTTTAGTAGATTCTGCTTATGTTCAAGCAAGACAACTTGCGGGAACAGATTCAGCACTATTTACTAAATTATCTGCAATTGCAGGACACGTTGTTCCATCGGTTGATAGTACATATGATCTTGGTGATTCCGCACGTAAATGGAAAGATCTTTGGTTAAGTGGTACTACAATCCATCTTGGTGATGCTACAATTACAAATGATGGTACTAATATTTCATTTGGTAGACCTATTGAAGCAAATATCAAAGTTGAAAATTCTATGGATCTTAAAGGTAATTCCATTGTAGATTCAAATGGTATTAATTTAAGATCTCCAAAATATAATTTTGGAACAATTGATGGTGCACAATATGTTCACTTTAATCAATCTGCTCCACAAATTAGAATTGGAGATTCCAATACTCCAGCAGGTTATATACAACTAGGTCATAACGCAACAGATAATGTATCTGTAGGTAAAGGCACTGTTCATTATAATTCAACGAGTAATAAATTTTCATTTAAGGATAGTGACGGTTGGTTTACATTACCAAGAACAGCATTTGATTCAGCAAATGTAATTAACACAGTTGATTCTGATTATGTAAGAGCCAGAGCAATTGAAATAGATTTTAGAAATTATGATGTGGCCACAGTGCCAAACTCACCAGAACATGGTAATACAATTTTTGTCAATAATGGTAATTCAGGTGCACCTTGTCTTGCAGTCTATGATAGTGATGCAGGATATTATAGAAGAATTGCACTTGGTACACAGATTAGTACTTAATAGGATATAAAGATGCCAGCAATTGTAACAGATGCCCTACGGAGACAAATTGCACAAGACTTCTTTGACCAGTTTACGAATGATACACGTAAGTATTATATCGGCGTTGGTCGTTCGGAGCAGTGGGATTCTTCAGATACGGTTCCAACACCAACAAATACACCTACCACTACGGAGGCATTTAGAAATAGTCTCCAATCTGTTAAAAAAGTTGAAGCAACATCATTGGTTGTGCCAAGAAATACTTGGGCATCAGGCGCAATCTATTCTCAGTATGATGATCAACAAGGTGGGTATCCAACTCAGCCATACTATGTGATGAATGAAAATAGACAAGTTTATGTTTGTTTGGAAACAGGCCGAGATGCTACAGGTGCTGCTGTACCATCGACTGTGCAACCTACACATTCAAATTTGGATTCACGCAGAGAATCAGACGGTTATGTTTGGAAATTCCTTTTCACTATTAGTGCTGAAAGAGCAAATAATTTCTTATCCGCTAATTTTATGCCAACACTTTTACAAGGCGCCACGGACTCAAATTCTACTGGTATCCAATTAAAACAAAAGGCAGTGCAGGATGCTGCCACACCAGGTGAGATTCTCAGTATCATTGTAACCGATGGTGGTGCAGGATACACAAGCATTCCAACAGTAACACTTACCGATCCAAATGGTTCCGGTGCATCATTTAATGTTACCATTGATTCTGCAACCGGACAAGTTGTTCGTATTCGTATGGACGATAGTACAAATGGTGATATTGCTGGACATGGTTCTGGATATACCAATCCATCACTTACATTTAATGGCGGTGGTGCAACACGTAATGCCTCGGCAAGAGCAGTATTAGGTCCTGATTCAGGTATTGGTAGAGATCCAAGAGAGGATCTAAAATCTGCATCTGTAATGTTCCATGCTGAACTTAAAGGAACAGATAGTGATTTTATTGTAAATCAAGATTTTAGACAAGTAGGACTTATTCGTGATATTAAAGGCAATGATAATACAATCTTTACCGAAACAACTGGTAATGCTCTTAAATCAATGACACTTTCTAGTATTATCACACAATTTACTGCTGATAAAATTATTGAAGGTCAAACAACTTTAGCAAGAGCATATATAGATGAAGTAGATTCAAATATACTCTATTACCATCAAACAACGTCTACAGGATTTGTTGCCTTTCAAGATGGTGAATTGATTGAGGAAACAAACGGTGGTGGTGAAGGCGTTATTGATTCTGCATCAATTATTGGAGAGGTATTACCTTCAACTGGTGAAGTTCTCTTCATTGATAATAGATCACCAGTTGATAGAGCTACAGCACAAAATGAAGATATTAAAGTTATTATTCAATTCTAAGGATATAGAGAATGTCAACAATACTTAATTCAAGAGTTCTCAGTAATACTTATAAGGACGATTTTTCAGATAGTGATGGCTATTATCGTATCCTATTTAATAGTGGCAGACCACTACAGGCTCGTGAACTTACACAAATGCAGACAATTCTGCAAGAGCAGATTAAAAGATTTGGTAATAATATCTTTAAGGAAGGTGGTGTTGTAAAACCCGGAGAGGCCATTCTTAATAACTCATATGAATTTGCAAAGCTAATCACAACACAATATGCACTTCCTTCACAGCCAAATTCTATTGTAGGTAATACATTCACAGGTAATATTTCTGGTATTACTGCCAGAATCATTGAGGTTGTACCGGCAGAAAATAGTGATCCAGCAACAATTTATATTGCATATACTAATGGTCCTACATCACAATCAGGTCTAACAACTCCTAGGTTTACTGCTGGTGAAACTATTACTGATGGATCAGTAACTCTTAGAGTACAAGAAACAAATACAACTGCTAATCCTGCTGTAGGTAGAGGTTTGAGATACTCAATCGGTGCTGGTGTTTATTATGCAAAAGGTTTCTTTGTTTTTACCGAAGCACAAAGTTATATTGTTTCAAAATATACTGATACAGCAAATGAAATTGTTGGTTATAAAATTGTTGAAGATGTTGTAAATGTTGATGATGATATTGGATTATATGATAATCAGGGTGCAGTACCTAATATTTCATCTCCTGGCGCTGACAGACTTAGAATTACATTAAATCTTACAAAGGAATCCGCAATTCAGGCCGGTGATAATTTTATTCCTATTGCTACAATTAAGGATGGTGTTGTCTTTAGAACTGTGGATGAGGATAATTCCTATAATGTTCTTAGAGATGTTATTGCTACAAGAATTAAGGAAAATTCTGGTGATTATATTGTAAAGCCATTTAAATTATCATTTGAAGAAGATTCAGATCAGGATAATCTTATTATGAATGTAAGTCCTGGAACTGCAGTTGTTGATGGTTATAGAGCAAATTTATATACTCCGTATAAAAAAAGAATAGTAAAACCTTCAACAACAAAAGAAATTCAAAATGAAATTACAGCCATAGGATTTGGCAATTATGTTCTTGTTGATAATGGTACCTCGAATAATACTGCAGGGATGCCTAATATAAATTCATTTGAGAAATTAAATTTACGTACAGCTGTTAATCATGGTGGTTCTACAATTGGTACCGCTCGTGTCCGCCAAATTGTAAGAGATTCTGGTAATATCCTAAGGTATTATCTTTTTGATATTCAAATGAATAGTGGTCAAAATTTTAGAAATGTAGTGAGCATTGGTACTTCTGGCACTGATTATTTTAATCTATATAGACCATTAGGTAAGGCAGAACTTAAAGAAGTAACAAAAAATAATTTATTATTTAACTTGCCACGATTTAGGCCTCAGGCATTAGATGATATTAGTCTTCAAGTACAACGTAGATTTCAACAAACAACCGATGGTGCTGGTGCAGTATCACTTACACTAACGGCAAGTGGTGAAACATTTGCAAATACTGCAGATTGGATAGCGGCACCAGATGGTGATGATATTCTAAATACCGGACTTACATTTGCATCAAGCCCTGTTGGTCAGGTTGCAGCAAATATTACAGGTTTAAGTGCATCAACCTCATATGAATTTTTAGTTTATGTAAATAAATCCATAGGTACAATTAGAAGTAAAACTAAAACTGAAACAACAATTACAGTTGCACCAGATGGTAATGGAAATATTCCGCTTGGTAAAGCAGATATTTTTAAAGTAAAAAGAGTTACCATAAACGATTCTGATGGTTTGGATATTTCATCTAGATATGAATTAGATAATGGACAAAGAGATAACTATTATGCACTTGGTTCACTTAAACTAATAGCAGGAAATACAGCACCAACTACAGCCTTTGTAAGATATGAATATTTTACACACGGCGCAAATGGTGATTTCTTTGCAATCAATTCATATACTGGTCAGGTTGATTATAACAAAATTCAGAATTATAATCTTGCAAATGGTAATCAAATTAATTTAAGAAATGTAATTGATTTTAGATCAGTTATGGATTCGGATGGTGAATTTGCTAACTCTGCAAAGGGGGCAAGGGTTAATGAATTACCACAAGTAAATGATACAGTACAATCTGATATTTCATATTATTTACCTGAAAAAGCTATATTATCAATTAATTCTGATGGTGTATTGGTACTTCGAACTGGTGATGCTTCATTTAATCCTGTGGCTCCTCGTACACCAGTTGGCAATCTAGCACTTTATGATATATTCTTTGGTCCAAACACGCTTAATGATTCAGATTTATCTATTACTAAACGTGATCATCGCAGATATACCATGAAGGATATTGCAAGACTTGAAGAAAGAGTGGATCGTAATGAAGAAATGATTGCTCTTAATCTACTTGAAATTGATACAAAAAATCTACAAGTGTTTGATTCCAGTGGTTTGGATAGAACTAAATCTGGATTTTTTGTGGACAATTTTAGTACTCAGATTTATTCAGATACTAGAAATCCAGATTACAGAGCGGCAATAGATCCACAATTAAATCTATTGGTTCCAACTTTTAATGAGGATAATATTCGTTTAATTTATGATTCAGATGCCTCAACAAATGTAGTTAGAAAAGGTGATAATGTTTATTTAAAGCATAGTGTGGTGGAATACATTTCTCAAACACAAGCATCAAAGGCAATTAAAATTAATCCATTTGAAGCAATTGTGTATATAGGTGATATCCAACTTTCACCTTCATCTGATGAATGGAGAGAGGTTAATATTCGTGCAAAGAAAATGGTTGATGGTGGTACAAAACTTGATACAACCCAAGCCTATCTTTGGAATAATTGGCAATGGAATTGGGGTGGTAAATCACTTGAATCCTTAAAGGTTGGAGACACCACCAATACAAAAACGGAAACAACTTCTACAAAAATTCATTCAAATGTAAATAAGGTGGTTTCAGAAGAAACATTACTTGAAGTTATAAATGAAAAAGTAATCGACATTGCCCTAATACCATTTATGAGATCACGTAAGGTTTATTTTAAAGCTGAAGGGTTAAGACCTAATTCTAAGGTATGGGCATATTTTGATGAGGTTCGAGTTGATGCATGGGTAAAAGAAGAAACATTTGTAAGAATGTCAACTGATCATAAGGATTATGGTAATACACAAAATAATGCTACTGCTCATCCAGAAGGTGCAACGGAATTAATTACAGATACGAATGGTACTATTGAAGGTTCTTTCTTTATACCAAATACAAAATCAATTCGATTCCGCACTGGGATTAAAGAGTTTATGATTTTGGATGTTAGTGGTGGAGATAAAAAGAAAAGTGGAACAATCGCTGATGCGTTATATGCATCAACCGGTTATCTAGACACCATTGACCAAACAATAAAATCAACTCGTGTATTGAATGTTGATCATGTTAGAACAAGTAAAAACAGATATATTCCACCTAGCAATAACTATGGAGGCGGTGGTAAGGAACATACGTCTCAGGGTCAAAAATATTATCAAGGGACTGGTAAGACTGGTGCATCTGGTTTAAAAGCCTATAATGAAATGACACAGTCCCGTTTTGAAAGTAAAGGTATGGGGTCAAGTGGTGGTTCCGATGGTTGTTTCCTAGCCGGTACTATGGTTACAATGGCTGATGGTACATCGAAGGCAATTGAAACAATTCAACTTGGTGAACGGGTTGCAATTGGTGGAAGTATTTTTGCCAAAGGTGAATTCCTTGTGAATGATCTACATGATTATAAAGGAATTAAAGTATCTGGTTCGCACCCAGTTTATGAAAATGGTAAATGGGTACAAGTTGCAAACTCTGAACATGGTGTACCAATAAATAATGAAACAGTTGTGGTTTATAATTTTGGTACAGAAAATAGAAGAATTGAAATTGAAGGTATTACATTTACAGATTACTTCGTTGCTTCAGAAACAGAGGCTTTGGAAGTAATGCAAGATGCATATCTTGAAAACTGGCGTGAATTAGTGGCTGAAAATAATAAAGGTATGGTGGAAAGATTAAATAATGAATTGTAGAAATTGGAATTTAGATAATGATTATGATATGGTAACAGAATGGCTTAAAGGTCATCATTTTAATTCTCTTCCACCTAAAAACATACTATCAAACTACGGTATTATAGTAGAAGAAGATAATAAAAGTATTTGTGCAGCTGCACTTTATATGGATACAGGGGAAAGAAAATCCGGATTTGCTTATATGTATGGAATTTTTTCAGATCCAAAAGCAAATAAAATAAAATTAGTAAAAGCCATGAAAATGTGCTTGAATGGAATAAAAAAATTAGCCAAAACAAATGATATAGATCTTATATGGACTACAACTGGTGAAAGTGCTTTACTTAGATTATATCCAAAAAATGGGATGACATTAGTAGAAAATAATTTATCAGCATTTATTGTGAATGTTAATGACAAATATACAGATCATCGATGGTTAATGAGTGCTGAAATCGAGAATGAGTTAACGAGGTAAAAAATGGCAACTTCGCTAGGATACCAAATAAATAGAAATCCACTTGCACAGTCTTTCTATGTGGAAGATACTAATGGTATCTATCTTACAAAAATTGACTTATACTTTAAAACAAGGGATACAACATCTCCTGTTAGTTTACAAGTAAGGCCTATGGTAAATGGATTTCCATCTACTGCGGAGATTATACCACAATCAATTGTTTATGTTAATGGATCGGCAGTAAATACATCTGCAGATGCAACTGCAGCTACAACTTTCGAATTTGAAGAACCTTTATATCTAAAAGGTTTAGAAGATTATGCATTTGTTGTAATCACAAATAGTGCAACATATGAAATCTTTATTGCTCAAATTGATGAATTCGAGGTAGGAACAACTGCCGGTAGAATTGCGCGTAATCCAGCCCTTGGCTCACTATTCTATTCAGCTAATGGTGGTACCTTTACAGCTGCACAAGATCAGGATCTTGCATTTAAAATTTACAGAGCAGAATTTGATGCAACCGTGAATGGTACTATTGTTCTTAAGAATGGATCATTACCTCAAAAACTTTTGGATGCTAATCCTATTCAAACAACTGCTGGAAGTTCTACTGTAAAAATTCAGGATATTGGGCATGGATTTGTTGTAAATGATCCTGTTACAATTCGTGGACTTGATTCTGCATCATCAATTGGTGGTATTCAGACAACTAGTATTATGGGTAGTGCAAAAACAATTACTGCAGTTGATTGGACAGGATATGAAATCACTGCAGACTCTGCAGCAGATAGTGATGCAATTGGTGGTGGTATTTCAACATTGGTTACCAAAAATATTCCATTCGGTGCATATTACAACAACAGTCAATTATTGATTCCGGAAAACTCTGCAATATATCCATCATACAAACCAGTACGTGGTAAATCATTTGCTGGAACTGAAACACCTTATGTTTTGGAACCAAACTTTATTGAAGGTATTGTTGGTGAAACAATAATTGAAAGAAAACCATATGTCGTAATGAATGATAATATTGAAACTGCAGAACTTGGGGCTGGTGTTAAATCATTTACACAAGAATTTCTTATGAACACTGATGATTCAAAAGTTTCTCCTATGCTTGATTTGCAAAGATCCTCAGTAACTCTTATTGACGCCATAATTGATAATCAGGATTCTGCTGCAACTGTAGGATTTAATGTGCCACTAAATTGGGTACCTGAAACAAGTGCGCGTGGTGGATCTGCAGCAGCAAAACATATTACAAAGAAAATAGAATTGGTAGAACCTGCTGTAGGTCTTAAAATCATTTTTGATGCTATTAGGCCGAATGGATCTAACTTTGATGTTTATTATAGAACTGCTGAAGAAGGAATTGATATTCGAAATGTAGATTTTGTTTATCTACCAACAGAAAGTAATAATCCTACTGATGAAAATTTTACATATAGAGAATATCAATATCTAGCTGGAGGATTGGGTGGTGACCTTAGGGAATTTACACAATTTCAAATTAAAATTGTAATGAGGTCAACCAATCGTGTAAAAACACCGGTTATAAAGGATTTGAGAGTTATTGCATTGAGTGTTTAATTATGGAAAGGTACACTAAAGTTAATAACGGTATTGGTCTAGTAAAAGATAATAAAACACATGCCATACTTAATACTGATTCTAAAAGAATACGACAAGCAAAGGCAGTTAAATTAGCCAAGAAAAAACAAAGTGAAGAAATTGATAATCTGAAAAAGGATGTCAATGATATAAAATTAATGCTCACCCAAATCGTGGAAAAACTCAATGGCGCGTAAAGTAATATTTAATATCAACAATACGCTTGTTGCCACGATTAACAAAATCAATCAAATGTCTGATTGGTTGGGTGATCTGGATGATCTCAATAAAAGAAATTATCAAGCACCAAAACGAAGTTACCTGGGTGGCTTCGAGGATAATGATGTAGAAAATAGTGGTCCAGCTAACCAATCCGCAGTTGCTGCTGCAGAATGGTTACATTATGAACTTACAAAAGCTAGAGTAGCTATGTTTGGTTTTGAAGATAGCCAAGATAGTAATTTTGTACAAGGTGGTATATTAAAATTTAATCAGGTTATTGTTGCTGATAGTGCTGTAATTGGTAAATTATCTGTAAGGCAATTATTTATTCCAATTGATTCTGATTTGGATAGCCAATCGGCTACTGTATTAAGAGATAGTTTAGATAGTAATTTTTATAATCCACTTAATACTGGTCTCACAATTGATAGTGCTTATATTAGAAATTTCTCTGGTAATCATTTAGATATTGGCCGGTGGATGATCACCGATAGTGAAATGAGACCATTTATGAATGACAGCACCGATAGTATCGGTAGTTTTGTTCCACTTTTTAATTTTGGATTTACGATTAGAGATAGTGCTTATATAGGCACATTACATGGTCCTCGTAATGTATTTAAATTTCCGCGGCCGCGGAAACCGGGTTTTCCAAATGGTTATACATTTGATTCATCAACCATAAACATTACTGGTGAATCAATAAGGGAAATGAGCTATATTACTATTTTGGCTCCAGACTCGACTGATAGTTCTACAAATCATTTATTACGTTATGACAGTGGAACTTTTAATAAAATTATAGTTGGTGAATTGGATTCTAGTAGTAGTGATTCAGCTATAAGTCGTGCATTATCAAATAATGATAGTGGAGTCTTTAGTATTGGAACATTTAAATTACCAAATTTGGATTCATTATATGACAGTATTGCAGATTTACGTCCTGGTATTGGTGGTGATTCAGCTGGTCGTGTAACATATCATGGTAATTTAACTGCAGGTTTTCCATATAGTACATTATTTGCAATTTATGAAAGTGATGCAACAAATATAGTTTTGGGTGGTTATCTATTAAGTCAATATGATAGTGATGATCATGCATTATAAATAGTACAAGAGATAAGATATGACACGTAGAATACAAATACAAACCTCAAATTCTATCGGCACCTGGATTGCTAAGAACAATCAGTTGTCAGATAATTTTGGTGATTTGGATCTATTAGATTCTCATTTTGATTCGTCTCGTTTTGGTAAAAACGATTCAAACTTTGTGTCTGTACTAAATCATTTACATAGAGAAATTGATAGTATTTCTGCAGCACTTTTTGATTCTGGTGGTATTCTAAATGTTTCAACCATTTATGCAGATAGTGCCGTAATCAATAGAGTAAGAGCAAATTATCTTTACGCAGATAGCGCAGATATTGATTCTGCGTTTACACATATATTAAGAGGACATCAATTAGATTTTGTTGATGCCCATATTGAAAGTGCAGAAATTGCACATCTTTCTGGCCGTACAATCCAATTTGATAGTGGTAGAATTAAATATCTTTCTGGTGAATATATTGATTATGATAGTGCATACATTGGTAAACTTACAGTTACTGATAGTGCACATTTTGGAAAAGTTACGGTTGGTGAACTACAGATTACATCTGGTTTCACATTCGATTCTCAAAGATTTACACATGTTCAACCATTAACATTAAAAGATTCTGCAGGTGCTATTCTTCTATCCGGTTATCTTCTAACAACGGATTCATCGCCTACGGTCGCTTAAGGATACATTATGGCAACCATTAGACGTCCAATTGTTTTTGATAAACGATATGCAAAAATAACCTCGACGGATTCCGATTTTCAACCAAACCGTGATTATAATGATAATCATTATAATTATCTAAACCAAAGAGAAGGTATTCACGGTTTGAGAGAAATGACTCTAGTTGAATATAATGAATTTAAAGACTGGTGGCGATACCTTTATGCAGGTGATCCTACAGTTGAACTTACGCACGTTGCCAGTGGTGGTAATTTAGGCAGTATGACAGATTTGAGATATGATGTTGGTGATATGAGAACTAGTGTGTCGACATTATTTGGACATGGATCCTTGGATGATCCTCAACTTATTACTCAAGGTACATTTTCATCAATTAATCAAACAGTTGATACCACAGTAACCGAACCAGCACATTTACCACCAATGTTAGGTTGGGCCGCTGGTGCTGGTAAAATACAAAAAATGTCAGTTGACCAATTTTATTCTACAATGTCAAATGAACTTGGTAAATTAGTAACACAAAATGGTAGTGGAATGGGTGGTTATCTTATTCACGATGCCACATCACCTGTTCTTAATGCTGACAGTGGTGACACTACAAGTTTAGGTTTAGTGTATACCGATACATATCAAACACTACACAGTGGAAATTTATCAGGTGGTGCAAAGGCAGACACACCTATAACAGGTGATTCATATTATTTACACAGATGTAATTCTAGATCATTTGATAAATTTTCATTTCCTAGACCAGTTTATATGGATGGGAATTCTATTAGAGAATATTCATATCAAGCTCTTTTTGACTATCATCAAGATTTAATGCAATATATGGCTGTATACGGTCGACCGGATGATGGTACTGGGGCTATTCGTTATTACATATCAACAGATGCCAGTGGTGCTGGAGTTGTATCATTGGGTACAGGTATGGCAGATAGATATAGGGCAGATACTAATACAGTACTTACATACACGGACAACGTTGATATATATAGATCCCAGGAGGTACCAGGCGGTACAAATGCAATACGAAAAACATATTCATTAAGAGGGACTCGATCGACATGATTATTGATCCTAAAACTCATGATTTTATTAGAGCTCATTTTTCAAACAATGAAAGAACAATTATTGAGGCTGAATGGCGTAGAAAAAAAGAGCCAGAAATAGATATTGAAATAATTGTAGCCAAAGAATCAGAACCACAATATCAAAGGCTTTTGCAATTTATATCAATTGATGATTTACATGAGGCGACCTACAAATGGTTTAGAGAATCTGATGAAATGTATAAGGATCAAGTTATGGCAATTGCCAAAGAACGTGGTATGCTTATAGATATTGATGCAGCAAATACAGATGAAATGAAAGCCTTACTTGGAATTATTTTTGAAGAACCAAAATTTGAAAAACCATCGGATGAAAGAAAACACAAAGAAAAATTGTTTGCTTTAAAACTTGCATTATTTGAATTTAATTCAATTAAAGATTCCAAAGACAGAGATTTAAAAACACAACTAAGAAAAGCAGATAATATGGTAGATGCTATGTATATTGGCCTTCAACTTGCTAGACAGAAAGATTAAATATTTTTTCAAATTCTTTATTCACACAATGTAGCATATGAGCTCCGGCGGATATATTTTTGGTAACATGATCTAATATAAAATTCCATTGAAGTCCTATATTACGATATGGGACTTTAAATCTTTCTATGATATAAGAAATAAAAACTTCATTATTATTTTGCCATACCTTAGAAATATTTTTGGGATATAGATTATCCAATTTACTTTCTTCAAGTTTTGTAATACAAGAGTCTAATCTTTCGGAAAACATAAGATTTTCTAAAGATTTTTTATTTGCTCCAATAACACCTGTATTCATACATTCATCTAAACCTGATATATCATCTAATAGTAACATTGCATTTTTTGCACACGTTTTCACATACATATCCATTTTATGCCAATTATCATCTATCATTCTATATCTAAATTGTTTATTGGGAAAATCAACAGGTAGTGAATATACACATATATTATCTAAATTAAAATTCTGAAAAAACGAAACATCGGTTTTTGGTATTACATCAAAATCTAAATAAAGAATCTCATCATAATGTTTTGCTAATTTTTCCATTTGAATTATTTTATCAAATTGTAGTTTATCATAATCACACTCAGTTGTTGAAAATAATTCATAGTCGCTTTTACAAAGAAATGCATATTCTTTTTGTTTTATTTTTATTTGATCTTTATATTTTTCAAACTGAGATCTTTTATAATCAGATACAGAACTATGCGATTGTAAGTCGCTGTTGTAAATGCTAAAGATTATTCTTTTCACACCAATTCCTAACATATTCAAAGTCTTTATTTATGCAGTGAATAAACTTAGTTCCTTTTGGAATATAACTCCATTTATCCATAAAATAATGCCAACCAGTATCTCTTAATTGTTGATATTCATCTAATTTACAAGCGATGATTGTTTCATTGTCATAACCAAATAAATTTCTAATATCTTCTGGCCAAAAATCATCATTTATTAAATCACTCATCCTTTGAAGTGTATCATCTATATCGGAAAAATAATCTAATTCCTCTAAACATTTTTTTGATGCACCAATAATACCTGTATTAAAAACATCTTTTTCCTCTTCACAAAGTGCTCTTGCATTCCAGTATTTTGCCAATGGTGATCTAACACTGTGTCTTTCTCTGTGATGATCCTTTAATCTCCAAGTTGATGCTCTTTCAGACATAATAGCAATTCCCTTTGATAGATCCCATTCTTCAAAAAAGTTAAGTTTTGTTACAGGTATCACATCAAAATCTAAATAAAGAATTTCATCATAATTCAATTGATAGAGCAAATGTATTTTATAAAAATTTATAATATTATATTCGGAAATTTCTGGACCAAATTTTTTACTAAACTCAATGTAATTCTCATCATATCCAAAGTGTTTATATTCAACACCACATAATTCAGCATATTGTTTTTGTTTATCTAATAGCCATTGATAATTGTTATTAAACTTTTTTTGATTTTCAAAATGTGATACAGGTTTTTGTATATCAATATAAAAACTATAGATCAGTCTAGACATAACCAATAACCATAAACCTTTGATAACCATTTGGCATGTCAAGCGAGCCTTTATACATTATTTGTGATAACCCAGATTTTTCTACTAATTCATTCTCATCATTCACGCAATTGATATGATCGTCAATGTGAAACATATTATTACTTTGCAAAGCAAAAAGACATTCGGAATTGTGTTTTTTGTTTTTAATAATTTCTGGTAAACTTACCATATGTTCTGAAGATGTGTTAATCACCAAATGAAAATCTTTATCTCTATTTCCTACCTCACACGCATCTCTTTCATGACTATCAAATATGACTCTTTCTATATCAGAAGAATATCTTCTAAATATTCTTAATGCTCTTGGATCAATATCAACATTTTCTACAAGGGAAATATTTAGTTTTTGCATTAAAAGATTACAAAGGGGGAATCCAAACCATCCTCCTAATAATTGAACCTTTATATTATTCTTATCCATTAGAATCATTTCTAATGTATCTGTTAACCATATTTTTGATTGAATTTGATTTGGTGACATGCTATCTAAAAAATGGCGCATATCATATCCTTCATTACACGCATCCCATAATATTTGCCAAACCTTAGGATTAATCCCAGTAATGTTCGTATCCATTATAACCTTCATTATCTAAAAGATATTCATTATTGATTACGTCTGTTTTTCTTCTCCAACCATTAAAAATACAAACAGTATAATCACTTTTAAAATAATAGTTTGGTTTTATATTATCACCTGCTCTCCAATAATTATCTTCATTAATGCCATATAGTCTAGAATAAACTTCGTTCCTCGGTATGTACAAAAGTTTTTCATTTTGATCATGATCTAGGTAGGAATCTATTCCATTGTATTTTACCATATAATAATCCAAATCCTTTTCAAATTTTATCCATAAATCAGTACAATCGCCGGACCATATCATTATAGATGAATTTAAATTTGTATCAAGTTCAGTTATATCATATGGTTTCCAATATGCCTTTATAAGACAAAGCATATCTTCCACACAATAATTCTTGAAATGTGTAATATCATTTTGTATTACAACATCTAAATCTAAAAACATTGTAGGAGTTTTTGTCGGATGCTCGAAAAGAGTAAGTTTCCACCACCAATTTTCTAAGTCATAATCTGGTAATGGTTGTATGATTATATTACGATCTATTCCATTTGCGTTTTCTGTATAGCAAATAAAATTAAAATCGTCATGAAAGTTTTTACACACCATTCGATATAATCTATTGACGTGTTCATGACTAAATTTGTCACCCCACTTTAGACATACAATATTCATTTATTACCAACATATCCATTTCAGTTTTTTCATATGTTTTAATTGCTTCTTCAGGAGTTTCCACAATAGGTTCCTGACAATTAAAACTTGTATTTAATAACATGGGAATTCCAGTTATTTTATAGAACTCATAAATTAAATCATAAAATTTTTCATTTTGTTTTCTATTTATTGTTTGTATTCTTGCCGTATTATCTATGTGTGTAACACCAGGAATTTTATCTGAAATCACAGGTACAATTCTAGACATATACGGACTTGGTTGACTGGTATCAAAATAATCCTCATAATATTCTTCTAATACGGAAGGTGCAAATGGTCTAAAATCCTCTCTCATTTTAATTCTTTTATTGATTCTATCTTTGATATTAGGATTACGAGGATCTGCTAATATACTACGATTTCCTAATGCTCTATGTCCTGATTCTGATTTACCTTGATACCAACCAACGATTTTACCATTTGCTATTCCTTGAGCTACTTCTGTTATATTAACTTTTTCTTTTCCAATATATTCGTATTCTTTACCACCATATGTATCTGGAATATGCACATTTCTATTTAATGTGAAATCAGCATGCATGTAAGTTCCTAGTGATTGACCTTCATCTCCTGGCGCTGGAGGCACATGAACATGTGAATAATATTTTGTAAATTCTTCATTCATATATCCATTATATGCAACCCCACCGGCGATACAAAGTTTATTACATGATTTTAAAGGTAAGACATGTTGTTTTACTAATTCGATGGTGTGATATTGTAGTGTGGCGGCAATGTCTTCTTTTTTAGCATTTAACAAATAATCATAATTTTTATTTTCCAATGCCAAATGTATAGCAATATTATACTCTCCATATGCAGATAAACCCATAAGTTTACCAGCACCTAAATCACCAAAACCTAATCTTTTAGAAAAATAGTTCCATTGTAGACCTATTTGTATTTTATCTGATAGGTCAGTAATGTTTCCATTTTTATCAAAGAAAACACATTTATAATTCCAACCTCGGCCATCAATTGCTAAAACATCTGACTGTAAAAACCCTGATGTTAATAATGCATAAGCAGCATGAGATTGATGATGATCAATATAGTATAGATTATCTTTGTACCAATAGTCCCATAATTTTTTTGGTTTAAAAGATAAACACTCGTGATCAAATCCTGTTTTTTCAACACCACCTATTGTTACTGTTAAGCACAATGGATCATTTGGTTTATAATATTCATTGAAAAAATCTAGAGTTCCATCAAAATTATGTTTAATACGACTATGTCTTTCAATCTGATTATGGTGTATACCATCATAAGTATTATGATCATGTGGACCAATAGCAATACTAAACATTATATACTCCGCACTTGTTGTTGGTCAAAATTTCTTAATATTGTACTACATGCATATTTACAAACTTTATTTGGATTTCTATCAATTGTATCTTTTAAATGATTTTGAAACCAATTGCTGTATATTATCTCATATAAGGATCTATGTTTTATATTATAATCTAATCTATTTGTATTATATGCTTTTATAATTTCATGATTTCGATAATATGAAGTAGAATGTAAATCTCTGCTTCCAAAATAACAACAAGGCCAAACTTGACCGTCAAAATTTATTTGTAAGTGAGATGTTTTTGCCCATCTGCATTCTATTTTTTCACTAATGTTATTTGTATTATGACTTAAAAATGGATTATCTAATTTTTTATCTGCCCATTCTAGCGTTTCACTTTCACCATTTTCATTTGTAAAATGATATGTATTACCATCTTTAAATCTATCACTTTTTACAAATTCGTGATAACTACTGCCATAATTTTTAACCAGTTGTTTTATTTCATCTATATAGTCCTGATTATGCTTAAACAATATTGTTTGTGATTTTACAATTGAACCACCAGCTTCTGAAAAAACTTTCATATTATTTAATATTTTATTTAGATCAGTATTCCTTCTATATTTTTCATGCATCTCCTGACTAATTCCATCAATATCAAAAGTAACATGTAAATCCGATTTATATCGAAAAGGAAGTCCTCCCAATTTCCACCAAAACTCTTCATCGCGCATTGAGCCATTCGTGTAGATATACACATTCGAATAGGGTTTTAAATTTTCTAGGAAGTATTTTATAATTTCATAAATGTCTGGATTAACCATTGGCTCTCCCCAAGTAGGACAGAGTGTAATGCTTTTTATATTACATTTATGTAATTCTTCTTTTGAATAAAATTTTTTTACTT